CTTAACCACACCGCCTAAACCTGAAAATGCGAGAGAAATAACCGTTGCTATGATGTCAATGCCATTGTTAGGCGATCCGTTGTCTTGCATTGGTTACTCATTAAATTTCGTGCAATAAAACTCACAACTTAACGTGAGCTTGTGATAGATGGCCTCACCCCGTGCGATTTCTCGCGCAATAAAGTCTAACAGGGTGAGGCACTGTTTCGTGCAATAAAAAACCCCGACCGTTTCCGATCAGGGTTGTTTCTAAAACTTATTTGCGTTCGCTATGCGCTAAAACCGCAACTTATACTATATACTACAACTTTACTTGCAAGCTGTCAACACTTTTATTAATTATTTTTTAAAACCACACAATATTTCCAAAGTGCAGTCTTTTTAAAGTGTGTATTCTACATCTCGCAACGTTGTTTTACCTGCGATCTATTGTTATGTAGTAATTGCGATGAAGGGAGGTATTCTAATAATCTTTTAATTATCGGTTGCGTGTCATGGATAACCTTGTTACACAATCTCAAATTAAATTCAGGCGAACTATAAAGGTTACCGTGAATGATTGGTTGTATTTTCGCAACAAGAAACCGACACTATCAGAAAAGCGTGTAAATGCCATCCATGTATTAATCAAATCGTTAAGTTCATTCTCAGTTAAATTAAGATTCATACTTAATTCTTTCTTTTCCTAGATAATCAATATTTGGAGAATGTAAAGCATAAAATAATGCTTTACTTAAACATAATTTAGCATTATGCTAATAAAAGTTATAAACAAGCAATGGAGCAACATATGGTTTCTACCTCCTTAACGGCTGAAAAACGTAAAGAACGAGCCGAGAAAGCAGCGTTAGCACGCTGGGAAAATAAAAAAGCACTAGAAGAACTCCCTTTAGCTATTCACGAAGGCGTATTAAGCATTGGTGATAAATCGCTTGATGTGGCAGTGCTTCAAAATGACTTACGCATTATTTCGAGTGCTTCTGTTTTTGAAGCATTAGATCGCCCAAATCGTGGTTCTCGTGGCGGTGCAATAACGGAAAACGAAGAATTGATCAAACTACCCGCATTTATGGACGCAAACAATCTAAAACCATTTATTAATCAAGATGTTATAGATGTGATCAAAGGGGTTAAATATCGCACTAAAGACGGTAAAATTAAGGAAGGATATGATGCGACTATTTTACCTATCGTGTGTGATATTTATCTACGAGCGCGTGAAGAAGGGGCGTTGGTTGGTAAGCAACAAAACACCGCCCAAAAAGCAGAAATTCTAATCCGCTCTTTAGCCAAAGTGGGCATTGTGGCATTAGTGGATGAAGTCACCGGCTATCAAGATGCACGAGCCAAAGACGCACTCGCAAAAATTTTTGAAGCCTTTGTCGCAAAAGAATTACAACCCTGGGTTAAAACCTTTCCTTTAGACTATTACAAGGAATTATGTCGTTTATATGGCGTTCAATTCCCTCCGAAAAATAATAATCAATTTCCACAATTCTTCGGGCATATTACAAACAACGCCGTGTATGCCCGACTCGCTCCAGAGTTATTACCAGAACTCAAAAAATCTGCAAATAAACAAGCAAAAAAAGTAAAATTACACCAGTTTTTAACGGAAGACGTTGGGCACCCTAAATTGCGTGAACATTTATCTTCTATCGTTACACTTTTAAAGCTGTCTAAAGATAAAGATAATTTTTATGAAATGTTAGATAAGATACATCCCAAACTCACACTTCAGGAAGGACAAGAATAGAAAAAATACCTACCCTTAAAATAAATGCGGTCAAAATCGACCGCACTTGTTATCCTAAAAACATAAACTTAATTTTCGCTGCAACAAAAGCACCTTTTAAAAATCTCACGCCTTGCGCACGCTCCCGATACATCTTAGCTGGTGAGATATTAAGAGCATTACAAATCTCTCTCTCGCTTGCCTGTTGAATGTATAGAGCCATTAGTATTTGATACTGCAACAAATCGTCATCGTGTAGGTTCATTATTTGCTTTTCAATCTTTAAACACTCATCATCTGTTAAGAAATTGATATAAGCCTTTCTTGCTGTTGGCAGCACAGGGATTGAAATTGTCGTGCTTGGATATTCTGTTCCAATTCTGTCACGACCCCAACAGTTACCCCATTTTTCCAAGATACGCTCAACACTATAAGTCATTCTCGAGCTCCTTAACTTTTGCCTTGTAGATTTTAATTTGCTCTTTGATTTCTTCGATTGTTAGTTTTAATGGCGGATGGTCTTGTCGTTCTAAAAATTCCACTCGCTCAATACCAATCTTTTTAACTAGATTTATTCTGTACTCTATGGCGTTTCCGCTCTTTTGGTTATTACAGGGGGCGCATTGTTTGTGTATGTTGTCCTCGTTAAATCTTAATTCTGGACAAGCTCCACGACTTCGATAATGTCCTGCGTGATATTGTCCTTGATGATAACGACCGCAGGATATACAAGGCTCGTTTTTATCTCTCAAGCGAATGAATTTATTCACCCAGTTTTGTAAATCATCTAGCCACTCGGAGCGGCTTTTGATTTTTTGTTTAAGCGCGGTCATTCTTTTCTTGGTTTCTAACCGCTCTTGTTTATCTTGTTTCTCTCGTTTCTTTCTTGCCTGCTCTTTCGAAAGGATAATCGCACATTTAGGTGAGCAGACTTTCTGTGTTGAGCTTATTGTTTTCACAAAGTAGTTGCCGCATACTTTGCATTTGGTTTCCTTAGGCTTACTCATATCTACCACCATTTACCGGTAAGAAGAATCACAATCACACAAACGCAAGCGTACCCAATAATTAAAATCTTTAACTCTTTATCACTCATCATCAGCTCCACAGATAAAACAAATAATCACAAAAGCAACCACAAAGAGAACTACGGCTAAGGCTATTTCTTCTCTCATTCAAAATCTCCACGTATCGTTAAACTTAACACCGTTCTCAACGCCCCATGCGGTTGTGTATTCGATAAGGCTTGCCATTCTCTTAACGCCCATTTTTGACGTTCTTTCTCGAACGTTTACTAACTCGCCCTCAATTCCAGTTACTAGCTTGTATGGCTGCTTTGTTGCGATTGTGTGGCCACTAACGATTAGATTTTTCCATCCGTAAATATCGTATCTATCGCCTTGCCAAGTTGCCTGTTTTGAGATGTCGCCTAACATTCCGTGAAATTTATTATTCTGCTCCATTGAGCGTGTTTTAACCTTGATTTCTATAACAAGTGGATTTAATTCGTTGATTGGCAAATTTCTGATTAGCTCCATCGCATTTCTGCGAACGTTCTCATTGACTAGAAACATTGGTTTGAAATTAAATTCCACCTACGCAATCCCCATAATCTCTTTAATCTTTGCTACACCGTTTTTTGATACTTCTGGCGGAATAACTTTTGGCTTTTGCTCTAGCAGTTCTGGGATTTGAGGAAATTCAAAACCTGTTTTCACTTTTTCGGCTACTTCGGCAAGGATTTTTGGCATAGCCTTTTGGCAATCTTCCCATTTCTTTTTGCCATAACCGTCATAAATGGTTTTTAGCAAATAATATTCAGCCTTTGAGCGGAATTTGAAATTGTGTGGCTCTTTCGCATAACCAAAGTATTTTTGAAGTCTAGCCTCTAACTCTTCCAGCGTTGGCAATCCTAATTCGTGGTTGTTGTAGTTGTTACACCAAGAAATAAATTCGCCCACGCTTGGCAAATATCCGTTTGTTTTAGCTCTTGCAGCAGCCATTCCACGCTTAACCTGTTCAAACGTTTTAATACCATTCTCGGCAAAGCCTAAAATCCATTGTTGTTTAAGAATTTTTAATTGTTCAGGTTGAACCGTTAAGAGCGTTGGGCAAGATGCGATCAGTTGCTCGAAAACTCTGTCAATTAACTTCTCTGCGATAACTGGAGCTTGTTTTGTTGTAGTTTGGTTTAGTGTTGTTACTTGGCTCATTAGAAAACTCCTTCCCAATCTTCTTCACGATTCCACGGCTGCGCATTCTTTTCGGTAAATGTCATTTTTTGCGGTTGTCGATGGATGACTCCACCACCTCGCCAATCCCATTCGGATTTAAATCCACGCCAATTACGCTCGATGGATATTGTGATTGCCTCGGCAAGAGGTATTCCAGCTTTGTCAGCCTCACGCTGAAAGCCTTTCAGTGCTGTTCCAGTAATTGGTGCTTTACAGGCCTTGCGATGGATCATGAAGTCATCAGCAAGTTGCCCAGTGATTCCAAAATCAGCAAGCAATTCCAAAACACTTTTTTTGGTATTTTTTTTATTTGTATTTTGTATATTGTTTTTAATATTGTTTATTGTGTGTG